ACCTATAAACCAACAGAAAATATGGGTTCTTTATTTGGTAATAGTCCCCAAGCACACGGAGTAGGAATTGGTGATAGTGGTTCATCAAGTAGATACTATGACTTGGATAAATGGTTTGATAAAGTTATAGACAACTTATGATAAAGATACAAACCACAAAAGTATTTCAAGATTTGATATCAACAGATAAAAGAATCTGTGTATTTCAAGGTTCATCAAGAGCATCAAAAACCTATAACATCTTAATTTACTTTGTCTATAAGTTATTGAGTGAAGATGATAAGGTATTATCCATTGTTAGAAAAACCTTACCAGCACTTAAAGGTTCAGTATTAAGGGACTTAAAACAAATCTTAATTGACTTTGGTATGTATGACCCCAACAAATGGCATTCAGTTGATGGGTATTATGAGTTGGGAACAAATATTATTGAGTGGTTTTCCGTTGATGATGAAACTAAACTCCGCGGCCGAAAAAGAAATTATTTATTTATAAATGAGAGTACGGAGGTTTCTTATGATGAATATATACAATTAGCATTAAGAACATCAGGACGAATTGTAATTGACTTAAACCCATCACTATGGAATAGTTGGATATATGACTTGGAAAATGAACCAGATGTCTTTTATACAATAGTTACATACAAGGACAATCCGTTCTTATCACAATCACTTATAGATGAAATTGAAAAACTTAAAACAAAAGATAAGAACCTTTGGATGGTATTTGGTGAAGGACAAAAAGGAGTTCCAACAAAAGTTGTATTTAACCATCAACAATATTATACTGACTTACCCCCATCTGCTAAACTATTGGGATGTGGAATTGATTTTGGGTTTTCTGACCCTTGTACTTTAATCCGTGTTTATAAAGATGGTGATAACATTTATTGTGAAGAATTATTGTATTTAAGAAATGTAACCATACCTGATTTCATTTACAAGATAAAGGACTTGGGGATTAACCTAACAGATGATTTTATTTGTGATAGTGCCAACCCTCAAGCAATAACAGAAATGTCCCGTAATGGGATAAACACAAAACCAGTTAAGAAGGACACCATCTTATCAGGAATAGACCAAATCAAAAGACATAATTTTTTTGTTAATGAGAACTCAAAGAACTTACAAGAAGAGTTAAATTCCTATGTTTGGAAAACCAATAAAGACGGACATAACCTTGATGAACCAGAAGACAAGAACAATCACCTTCTTGACCCATTAAGATATGTCTTAACAATGAAGGTAATGAGAAACACTGGTGTCTATGTCTATTAAAATGAACCCCCTAATAAAATAATATTTACTAATATAGTATGACTGAAACTCACATAGAATACAAAGGAAAAAAGTATGAGGTAAAGGAACCGACAATAAACACTTGGAAAAACATAATGATATTCAAGGATTTATTGGATGAAGAAGAAATGTATGTTAAGATGATTGCAGAGGTTACTGGTTTATCTGTTGATGAAATAAAGGACACAGATGCTCTACAAATAAGAAAAGTTGGAAACACCTTATGGAGATATTTAAACCAAGAATCAAAAGATTTACACAAGACAATTCAACACAAAGGAATTACTTATCAACTGGTTGATGTGAATAAAATATCATTTGGACAATTTGTTGATATTGATACCTTCTTAAAAAAAGATGAAGCCTATAAAATTGGAAATCTACATGAATTAGCAGCATATTTATATTGTGAATCAGGAACTACTTACGGACAATCTGATTTTACAACAAAGATGGAAGCATTCAAAGATTTACCTGTTAAATATGTGGAAGCACCAATTTTTTTTTTGTTGAGTTTACACGAGGGATTGCGACAAATTATCACACTTTATTCCAAGAATCCAGTGTTGTTTTGGATGATGAGGTTGAAATTGGCTTTTATGAGTTTTATGGGTGGTATTCAGCAATTTCTTTTCTCGCCGAAAACAAAGTCTGGCAAATTGACAATGTTACTAACCTCCCCCTTGTGGCTTGTCTTAACCATCTTGCTTACATTGTGGACCTCAATAATGAAAAAGAAAAAGAAATGAAAAAACAACATTAAGTAGATGACAGGACAAACTATTAACTTTAAGACATTAGCGGATGATTTTCAAAATCTTGCCCTACATCACAAACAACTCAATTCATTTGGGTTGGGGGATATATCGCAATTATCTTATTGGACACAATTAAGGGATAAGGAAGAGAACACACAATACCAAGCCCCTTATTATCCGTTGTTATATGTTGTTCCGTCAAAGATTACAAATGAATTACATTATAAGACATGGGAGTTTAATACAGTTGTTGGTGATATTGTTGAAAGGGATTTAGCAAACCAAGTTGATACAGTATCAGACACCCTACAAATCTTACAAGATGTTATTAGTCAATTTAGATTATCTGTAACAGAGAACTTGGGAAATTATAATGACAAGTACTACTTGGATGATGCGGTTATTTGCACACCCTTTTTAGAAAAACAAGATGATTTATTAAATGGTTGGAACGGGTTATTAAAGATTAAAACAATGACATACCTTGATAGGTGTTCAGCAGCGTTTAATCCTTTTACAGGAACCCCAATACAACACTTGGAAGGTATTAACTTTAAGACATTCCACGATGACTTTAGGATGCTTGCAGACCACCACAAACAACTTAATTCATTTGGTTTTGGTTCGGTAGAAGATTTTAGTTATTGGACTGAATCAAGGGATAAAGAAGACAACCCCAATTTCCAAGCACCAATTTATCCATTGTTGTATGTTGTTCCTGGTGAGGTTCAACAAAACTTTGGTTATATGAATTATACCTTTACTGTGATTGTATCTGATATCATTGAAAGGGATTTAGTCAATCAAACTGACATATTGTCAGACACCAACCAGATATTAGATGATATCATAAGTCAATTTAGATTATCTGTTACTGACTCATTGGGTAATTTCAATAATGAATATTATTTAGATGAATCCATTGTATGCACACCCTTCCTTGAAAAGTATGATGACTTATTGGGGGGATGGACTGCTGAATTAGGAATTGAGGTTAAAATACCACTTAACAGATGTGATGCAGCATTTGATTCATTTATTCCAAGTCCAACACCAAGTAATACTCCAACCCCTACTGTTACACCAACACTTACACAGACACCTACAAACACTCCAACAAATACAGTTACCCCAACTGAAACACCAACAAATACTCCAAGTGTAACACCGACTATTACCCCGACTAAAACTATTACACCAACACCAAGTATTACTGCCACACAAACCCCAAGTGTTACACCAACAAACACTCCTTCAATTACGCCAACCAATACTGTAACACCGACAACAACATCTACAAACACACCAACACCAACTCAAACAGCATCACCTGGTGCATCACAAACACCAACACCTACAAATACTCCTACCAACACACCTACTAATACAATAACATCAACACCGACTATTACACCAACCAATACTGTTACCCCAACTAACACACAAACATCTACGCCTACAAACACTCCAACAAAGACACCTACTAATACCCCAACAAATACTCCTACCAATACTGCCACAAACACACCAACACCTTCAATTACTGCAAGTGTTACACCTTCAATTACGCCAACAAATACTCCTACCAATAGTTTAACACCTACTCCAAGTATTACGCCTACTAACACACAGACACCAACCAATACTGTTACCCCTACAAACACACAGACACCTTCTGTAACACCAACAAATACAATCACACCTACTAACACACAAACACCAACCAATACTGTTACACCATCTATTACGCCTACAAATACTAATACCCCAACTAATACTGTTACACCTACTAACACACCAACTAATAGTTTAACACCTACACCAAGTATTACGCCAACAAACACACAGACACCTACCAATACTGTTACACCTTCAATTACCCCTACCAATACAATAACTCCAACACAAACCCCAAGTTCAACACCAATAGCGGTTTATTCAGGAACCTTCTGCACAGGTAATACACAAAGTGATTCTTGTCTTTGTACTAATTCAGTAACATTGTATAGTTCACAACCATTCTATACATTGAACCAACAGGTGTTTGTTAATTCATCATTAAACCCTGCAAGTTGGGCACCATTTGGATTGTATATGGCAAGTGGTGGAACATCTTATCAGTATCAATATACAATGTTTGCACCTGGTTTGGTTGATTTGGGAGCATGTCCAAGTCCAACACCAACCCCTACTGTTACCGCAACATCTACTAAAACACCAACACCAACGCCTACTGTTACACCAACAATAACATCTACAACAACTAAAACACCAACCCCTACTCCTACAACAACACCAACGGCAACTTGTAATTGTGTGGGTTATACATCAGTATGGACTTGTGCACCATCAGTTAACTATTATAGCGTCAATTATATTGATTGTTATGGAAATCCACAAGTAGTTGGACCATACCAAGATAATACTTGGAGCAGTGGTGTTAAGTTCTGTGCATTACCAGGACAATACACAGCACAAACTGCTTGTATTCAATTTAATACTGATTGTTGTGGAACACCTGTTACACCAACACCAAGTGTTACCCCAACCAATACAGCAACACCAACAATCACACCTACAAAAACGCCTACTAACACACCGACAAATACTGTAACACCTTCAATAACTCTTTCTGTTACACCTACAAAAACACCTACTAACACACCTACTAACACATCTACTATTACTCCAAGTATAACACCTACTAACACACCTACAAGAACTTTAACTCCAACTCCAACACCAACATCAAGTTCAACACCATTACCTGATGTTAACGCAACAGCATACTTGGATAAAGTTGTTACAACTGGTGGAACATTAAATTCAACAATTTCAGCGGCAACATATACAATGTTTGGAGCATTGAAATCAAATAATTTATGGAATAAGATATATGCATTTTATCCATACATTGGTGGAACCGCAAACTCACAAGGTGTTAATGGTAAATCACCATCTGCCAATTCAATAACTTGGAATGGTGGTTGGTCATTTGGAAACTCAATAGGTTCTGTTCCAAACGGATTAAATACCTATGGTGTATTAAATGGTGTTAAACCATCATTATATTCACCACAAAATGATTCATCATTTGGTGTTTATTTATTAACAAATGATACAACACAAGATAGAATAGATTTAGGTGTATACCAAAGTTCAACTGGTTCAGAGGTTCAATTCTTGGCATATCAAAATTCAACATATTCACCATACGCTAAAATAAACTCTGCAACCCCAACAAGAGGTGCAAATCTTATTTCTAATACACAAGGATTCTTTGTTGTATCAAGAACTGAATCAACAAAACAATATGTTTATAGAAATGGTTCATTTAGTGTTAGTGGAACATCAAATTCCGTTGCACCTGTATCTAATTTTGATTTAATGGTTGGAAACCAAAGTGAAGATGGTGTACCAGGTGTTAACCCATCATTAAGAGCACAAGGATTTATGTTTGTTGGTTCAGGTTTAACCGCATCAGATGTTTCAACTTTATCAACCATTGTTAATAATTTCCAAACAAGTTTGGGTAGAAATACATATTAAAGATTATGTTTGAGTTAGCAGATGACGCATTATTAGCAATAGGAAAAATCTTCATTGAAATGATGAAGAAGAAAATCCAAGAAAAGATTTACCCCTATGGAAATCCAAACCAAAAAGGTGTGGGTGATAAAGTTGCATCAGGGACATTATTAAACTCATTAACAGTTAGATTAGTACCAGCATCAAAAGATAGTGCTGGTGGTATTGAAATCACTTATGAGGACTATTTCAAGTATGTTAACTTGGGTAGAAGAGCAGGAAAAAACTTTGTTCCAATACCAGCGATATTAGATTGGATTAAAATAAGGGGAATAAAAGGTAGAAGCAAAAAAGGTAGGTTTATTTCCAATTTAAGTTTTGCATTTGCAATCAGACAAAACATATATAAGTATGGTATCCGTCCAAGTAATATTTATGATAAAGGACTTGATTCACTTGCAGATATATTTGAGAACCCACCTGAAGAGTTAATGGAAGCCTACAATGAATTATATTCAGCCATAGAAAATGATGTATATAACTTTGTTGAAGCAAATATAAAAGAAATTGAAGTACAAACAAAAATAACAACATAATGAGTTTAACATTAGAAATAAGACAAATGCCGTTATCGGTAACCCCGACTCACTCTGACCATACTTGGAATGTTGTGATGAATGATTACTCAGGTTATACGGATATTAGATTGGTAGTTGATATCTACAAGAACCCATATAGAAATGATTCAGGCTCAACACAAGATTATGGTAAGGTAGCAAGATTACTGGTTCCACCAAATCAGTTAGGTAATTGTATTTTCAATGTTGAAACAATTATATATAACTTAACAAATCCAAACCCAAGAAATATGGGTGGTTATGTGGGACAAACAGCACATACTGAAACAATGAACCCATATCAGGTGTTGTATAATAACTCACAAACAACATTTGTAACAGGTAATACATCACAAGCCTTTATTGGAAATAACATAAGTTCCACAATATCTTTTTCAAATGGATTTAACGGAGGTTATGAAGGTTTTGAGAACATATACCACATCAATGAATATCGCTGTTTATTTGGTATTCAATACACCAATACGGGTGGAACAACAACAGTAACAGTTCCAATAAATTATTCAGCATACACAGGATACACAGGTGGTTCAATTTCCATTACATCAGCAGCGGGACAACCTTATGGTGTTATGATTTATCCTGGTGTTCAAAACAACAAACAATTATCAACAAAGTATTATTATTCAGGTAATAACCTAAATGGACAATACAATTACTTAAACACCCAAGTTTATGATTATCAAATGAACACTGGTGATACTGGTTATTTTATGTCAACATTTGGTTCAGAAACAATACCGATGACAATATTAAACTCCAATGTATATCAAACAAGATATAGAACACATTATTACAAGTGTCCTATTGTTGCAGGGTTTATGTATGGTGGAAATCCTTTGTTTGATAACACAAGCCAAGTTAAAGCAATTGCATACCTACAAAAGACACAAACCAATGGACAAAACAATTATGATGTAATTCAGACAAACGCCGTTGATTTTACAGGTAGAGCAAATCCCCAAACAAGTGCACCTTATGGATATATGAACCAAAGAATTGCTTATGGTATATTCAAACCAAACCCTGTTGTAAGGACTGGTTCAGATGTTGCCATATTCTTATCCAATAGTGTTACAGGAATTGACTATGATGTCAATGCCGTATCAGAGTTAGTGCAATATAAAATGGTGGGTGATGAGTGTTTCAACAATCCAATATCCTTTTTATTCCTTAACAGACAAGGGATTTGGGATACATATACATTTACAAAGAAATCAACAAAGAAATATAATGTTAATAAAAAGACATACAACCAACAAAAATCATTAAATACAAAATGGTGGAACAGACAATCTTATGACACAAGTGAAACTGTATTTTATGGTGATGCTGAAGAAATACTAACAGTTGCTTCTAACTTTGTAATACAAAATGATGTTATTGTTATTGAAGATTTATTGATGTCCCCTTATGTTTATATGATAATGGATAGTTGGTTACCATCAACCAATTTAGAATCAATCTACCCTTATCTAATCCCGTGTACCGTTCAAAACAAAGAGGTTGTTGAATATGTTAACAAATACCAACACATATTCCAATATACCATTGAGTTAAAACAAGTACCATACAGACCATTTTATATCCCATTCTAATATGCTTCAAATCAGGACAACAGTTAATAACAATTACATTTATCTTGACCTATATAAAAATGAGCCAGTTTTCTTAAATGTTTCATTTTCAGAGTTACAAGATATAACCAAGAAGAACTCCAATTTCTCAAGGCAATTTTCATTACCTGGTTCCAAGAACAACAACCTTACATTTAATTTCTTTTATGACTTAAATGCTGTTCCAACAAACTTTAACCCCAACAATAAGTTTGAGGCAGAGTTGTTATGGGAAGGTTATGAAATAATGAGAGGTAATATCAGGTTGAATAGTGTATCCATAACCAATGGTGAAATAATCTATTCAGTTACCTTTTATAACCAAGTGGGTGATTTGATGGCAAACATTGGGGATAAGTTCTTATTTGATTTGGATTTAGCCGATATATCACACCCATATTCTGATGAGGTAATATTACAATCAAACTTTGACCCTAATTTATTTCCAATCACTGGTACAACAAACTATTCATATCAAAATGGAAAAACAATGTGGGGGTTATATAACATTGGTTATGAATACATTTCAGGTAATACCTTATTTGATAGTGCAACACCATTGGTTCAATTCACACCAGTATCAAGTGGTTTATCATATAATCCAACACCGGGTAATTTTGATAACTCAACAACACCTGTTAGAGATTATTATTACAAACCAGCAATTCAAGTAAAAGAGTTATATGAACAAATCTTAAAACAAGCCGGTTATACTGTTGAATCAAAGTTTTTTGATACAGCGTATTTCAAAAACTATTATCTACCATTAAAGTTTGCTGATGAAACCATTTATCCAAAGAATGCTATATTACCTTGTTATACAGTATCAGCAAGTACAATAGTCCGTAGTGGTTCACCACCAAAATATGTTGTAAATCAATCATCAGGGGTTACTTGTAATAACTTTGGATGGAGTGCAAATACATCATATCCATATCAAGTTGTTGTTCCAGCAACAAATAGTGGGGTTTATACATATAGATTTACCTTCAATGCAAAGGCAACATCAGCATGTACCAATTCAACAAACTTATTGTTTTATATTAGTGATGGAACAATAGACACAGAATTATATGCAAACCTTATTTGTGATACAGTCAATTCATCACAGGTTAGTTTTGAAAAACAATTTATATTCACAGGTAATTCTGAAATCAATTTTTACTTTAGTTTAGGTAATGTTCAAATAACAGATTACAAACAAGAAATTATTGCAGGTCCAAGATTTATTCCAACAGGTTCAATGATTGATTACTCAATAGAGTTCCCTGAAAATGACTATAAGCAAATTGACTTTATTACATCTGTTAATAAGTATTTTAACTTTATGGTTGTTCCAAATCCGGACTTACCACAAAATCTAATCATTGAACCAATTATTGATTATGTTGGAAAAGGTAGGGTTTTAGATTGGACAACAAAGGTTGATTTTGACCAACTACAAAACATATTTCCAACCAGTTCTTTGATAAATGGAACATTGGAATATTCATTTAGGTTAGACCAAGATTATGCAAACCAAAACTTTAATGGACAAGCAAACAGAATATTCGGAAATAACAAATTCTTATTAAACCAACAATATAAGGATAGTTCAACCAAGTTTGATTATATGTTCTCATCCCCTATTGATATCACAATCAATAACGCATATACATCACTAATCACAATGCCGATTATGTCCAAGATTAAACAGGTGGACATTAGCGGAACAACACAACAGACATTTGTTCCTTACAAGATATTACCAAAGTTATTGTATAGAGGTGTTGTAATGCCAAATGATAACTATGGATATTATGGAACCACAGCACAGACAAATCCAAGTTGTGCCAGTTCTGTTAACATTACAGTTAATACAGCAGGTTATGTTTCATATTACACTTGTAATAACACTCAAGTTATAAATGAATATAGTGCTGGAACTTACAATATAACAGACCCAAATTGTATCTTACCTAATACAGTAGGTCCAAGTTATTCTTATCCCCCATATGCTAATGTAACATTCAATTATAGTGGAACACCTTGTGGTGGTGGAGGTCCAACAGCAAACAATTACCAGTATTACTATATGAACCAAACTCAAATGGATAGATGGACTAATACAAATAGATTTACCACATATCCATTTAATTATAATAACTTTTCACATTACACCAATTTCAGGGGTTTAGATAAAACAAATGTAACACCAGCTGAGTTTTCATTTGTTGCCAATGATTTGTATAATGTATATTACAAAGATTATGTAGATGACATTTTGTCAGAAGAAAACAAAATCTATTCAGCCAAAATATATCTTTATCCACAAGATATAAAACAATTAAGGGGTGATGAAAGAATCCTTATCAACAACACCTACTTTAGATTAAATAAGATTACCAACTTTAATGCATTGGAACCATCGGTTTGTGATGTTGAGTTGGTTAAATTAACAAAGACATATAACCCACACCCTGTTCAGTATTATAAGTTTCAATCTTGTCCTTGTGTGTGTATATCTTATTCAATAACAAATAATAGTTTAATAGCACCAATGGATGTAAGTTGGACTGATTGTTATGGTATTCCACAAACAAATACATTATCACCAGGACAAGGTGAATCAATATGTGCATGTGAAAACACAATTCAAACAAGTGGTGGAGACCCACAGATAGTTGAAATTGGAACTTGCACACCTGACCCAACACCATCAGGTTCAACCTTGTTTTATACAAGTAGTGATTTGATGTATCACACATACGCTTACATTGGAAACTATGTTAAGTTATATGATGATGGATTAAACTATTTGGGTTGTTTTTCTGTATCACTTGATGACTATAATCCGACACATGATTACAAACATTATTATTTCAGTTCTGAATACCTACCTAACTTGGTTGGGGTATATGCAGATTGTGGATGTGCGACAAGAACACAATTTAAGATTGTTCAACAAGAACCAGCAGTTACACCATTGTTCTACTACATTGGATATGATTGTAATAACTTGGATACCCCTTATCAATTTACATCAACTGGTAATACTTTAAATCCATCAGGGGTGTATAAAATAAAGAAGAGTGGAACAACTCAAACCATCTGTGTAACCAACATTACATCTGATTACTTACAACTTACTGATTGGACTGAAATAGGTTCTTATGTGAGTTGTGTTAGTTGTTTATTTGTTCCAACACCAACTCCTACTCCAACTCAAATACCTTGTGTATGTAAGTCATTCCAAATTGATAACAATAGTTTGATTGGAACCACTTATGTTGAATGGTATGATTGTAATAGAATATTCCAAGCAACAGAAATATACCCAAATCAAGGTATATCAATATGTGCTTGTAATGGAACAATAAATGCTTATGGTGGAAACCCTGTTATTACTGACTTGGGTAGTTGCACACCACCACCATCTCCAACACCAGAGCCAACACCTACACCAAGTTGCACAGCAAAAGGATGGTTGATATCAACTTGTAGTTCAACTTGTATTGAGCATGTTTGTAATTGTGAATTTAGTGGTAATATTGTTGTTTATTCAGATTGCACTGTAACAGACATAACATCATCATCAACTAAATTGTATTCAAATGCAACATTAACCACACCTTATGATGGATTCTTTACTAAAAATGGTGTTATCTACCATTCAACAGGAACAAATGTATTCATAAGATGTACCATTGGACAACCTTGTTAAAAATATTTATAAAAGATGAATTGTAGTTATTACATACACAATGACCCAATAGGAGGTTCAAAATATGTTTCAGGAACAACTTGCACTGGTGAGGTTGTAAATTATTTCTTAACTTATGGACAAGGTGTTTGTATGAACAATTACCTACCTTTAATCTTTGAAAATGGTGTTGTTATTGATGGTGATTGTACTGGTGTTACACCAACACCTACGCCAACACCACAGACATTTTGTTATACAACAACCAAGACATTTTCAACAGTTGATTTCTATTGTGGATTTAATGGTGTTACTTATCAAAACATATATGGTAGAATTGGAATAAACATTGGAAATTCATCACACCCTGATTATTCATTTGGTTTATCCAATGGAACAATAAATGCAACTGTTACAATTCCTAATGGACAAACTTTTACAGAATATGTTTATCCACAAATCATTTATTCTGTGGGTGATAATGGTAGTTGTGTTGAAGAATTATTTGTTGATTTTAATATTGTTTCAGCACCTATTGGAATATGTGGAACACCAACCCCTACTCCAACACAAACTGCGACACCTACACCAAGTGTTACAACAACTCCAACATTAACACCAACGCATACTGTTACACCAACATTAACAAGAACACCAACCCCAACACCGGCACCTGATTGTGATATTACTTATACAGTATTACCAACACCAACGCCAACAAATACACCAACAACCACTCCAACACCGACTGTAACACCAACACCGGCACCTGGTTGTGATATTACATATATTATATTATAAAATAGACATTAAAAATGGCAACACAAATAGAAATACAAAGCACCAACTATAATGGACAATTAGCCCAAATTACTTTTTACCCGTGTAGTGGTGGGAGTATCAATTTAGGTTATCAGACAATCCCTTATATCTACACAAATGATAACTATGAAGGAACATATGACTTATATTTTTCTGCATTTAGTAAAACATGCCAACTGGTTATTACTTGTTTAACACCAACACCGACATTAACGGCAACTCCAACAGCAACCCCAAGTGTTACTTTAACACCTACTCCAACTCCTACAGCAACATCTGGTGGTGGAATTGACCCTGATGCCGCGGCTTATCTATCTGCGGTTGTTGCTGCGGGTGGAACTGGTATTACTCCTACAATATCAGCGGCAACAAATACATTATTTGTATCATTAAAATCAAATGGATTATATAATAAAATAGATGTAATGTATCCTTACATAGGTGGAGTTGCAGCTTCAAATGCTATAAATGCTAAATTAAACCCATCTTTTGATATTACTTGGTATGGTGGTATGAGTTTTAGTGTTAGTGGAGCCACTGGTGATGGAACTAATGGATATGGAAATACTAACTTTAATGCTTCTGTATCTTCTGTCGCTACAGATTATAGTTGGGGTGTTTATATGAATAATCAAGGAAACTTTGGTGCTGAAAAATATGTTAATGGGGCTTATGATGGAACTAATATATCTACAATAAGGGGAGATAGTGCGACATCAATAAGATTATTTGGATATTCTGTTGGTACGGGTGGAAATATTACTATTCCTGCGGATAATAGAGGACTTTATATTGCTACATTTAGTGGCACAAGTGCCACTGGAAAATCATTATATTATAATTATAATAGTGCGTCTCCAGTATCTGGTACATTTTATCCTGGTTCACCTGCTGCTTTATCAAACCAACCTATTTATACTCATACTTTGAACTTAAATGGTATTCCATACGCTGGTCAATATTGTAGTGCTACTACAGGGTTCTTATATTTTGGTAAATCACTAACATCAGCACAAGTAACGACATTATCAGCAATCATAAACACTTTCCAAACCGCATTAGGTAGAAATACTTATACAAATCCAACAACAGCAGGTATTGTAACAAGTGATATATGTGGAGGTATTGATATAAGTGGTGGAACATTTAGTATTACATTTAATGGAAACACATATCCATTGAATACAATATATTCAAATAATACATTATCTAACTTAATTCCAATATCTTATCCATCACCAGGAACTGTATATGATTTCAAACTTAATCTTGATTCAGGTTATGAATTATGTAATTTGGGTATTGGTGTTTATGATAGAATGAAAGTTACAGTAGGTCCATCTATTGGTTCTGTAATATGGAGTTCAACAACTCAATTCTATTCAGGAACAACACTTGTATTACAAGATACAAATGACCAAGTAACATTACAAGGTTCACCATATACCGAAGCGGGACAAACTTATAGTGTGAATATTTCAACAAATACTTATACAAATGCGAAATTCTATGTTCGTCCACAATTAACTTGGACACCAGCATCATTAACAGGATTATATGATTGGTGGACATCAACAAGTGGTGTTAATTTATCAGGTTTTAATGTTAATAGTTGGAGTGGATACAATGGTACTTTATTCTTACCAAAAACATCAAGTGAAAAAGGTGTGTATGTTGCCAACGATTCTAATTGGGGTTCACAACCATCAATTACATTTAACCCAAATAATAATTTATCATCAGGTTATAATGCATCTGCAAGTACCAACAATAGTGATAAAACTTTAATATTAGTTGGTAAAATACTTGATGAACATACAGCACCTTATGATTATCATCCTGTAATATCATTGGGTGTAGAAACTGGTGGTTATCCAAATATTGTTTGGTTTGGTATGACTAACTCATATCCAAATCAATATGAAGGTTATAGTAATCAGGGTGGTGGTGAAACAAGATTTGCCACAGGTGCTTATTCAACAGGAAATTATTTAACAGCAATGTTCCAATATAATAGAACTACTGGTGATTTAGGTTTCTATGGAACAACAGGTTCAACAATAACAGAGTTTTCAAGTACAAGAACTATAGCATTAGGTATAAACTTTACACAAGATGGTATTAACTTGATGAATTACTTTAATACAGGTTGTTGTGATTTCCCATCTAAATTATC